AAAGCTAATGTTGCTCAGGAATTTACTGAGGATAATATTCGTGAGTATATCAAATGCAAAAATAATCCAGTTTATTTTGCTGCAAATTATATAAAGATTGTTACTCTTGATGAAGGTTTAATGCCTTTTCNTCCATATGATTTTCAAGAGGAACTTATAGAAAATTTTCATAAGAAGAGATTTAATATTTGTAAGATGCCACGACAGACTGGTAAGTCTACCACTGTTGTAGCATTTTTATTACATTATGCTGTCTTTAATGATAGTGTTAATATCGGTATTCTTGCCAACAAAGCAGCTACTGCTAGAGAACTTTTGGGAAGGTTACAGATTGCTTATGAAAACTTACCTAAATGGATGCAACAGGGTATTTTATCTTGGAATAAAGGTTCACTGGAGTTAGAAAATGGATCTAAAATCTTGGCTGCTTCAACCTCTGCCTCAGCTGTTCGAGGAATGTCATTCAATATATTGTTTTTGGATGAGTTTGCATTCGTTCCAAATCATATTGCTGATTCGTTTTTTGCTTCCGTTTATCCTACTATTACTTCTGGTAAGAGTACTAAAGTTATTATTGTCTCGACGCCGCATGGAATGAATCATTTTTATCGTCTCTGGCATGATGCTGAGAGAGGAAAAAATGAATATACTCCTACTGATGTTCATTGGTCTGAAGTTCCTGGAAGGGATGCTAGGTGGAAACAGGAGACCATTAACAATACATCAGAAGATCAGTTTAAAATTGAGTTTGAGTGTGAGTTCTTAGGATCTGTTGATACTCTTATTGCTCCCAGCAAGTTAAAGACTCTAGTGTATGACAGTCCAAAACAAAGAAGTAAGGGATTAGATGTCTACGAAGGGACTAAAGAGGATCATGATTATTTGATGACAGTAGACGTAGCACGAGGAGTGGGTAATGATTATTCTGCATTTGTAGTTATAGATATTACCCAATTTCCACACAGAGTAGTAGCCAAATATAAGAATAATGAAATTAAACCTATGTTATTTCCTAGTGTAATCTATGATGTAGCCAAAAATTATAATAATGCATTTATTCTTTGTGAAGTCAATGATGTAGGAGATCAGGTAGCTTCTATTCTTCAGTATGATTTGGAATATGAAAATATTCTTATGTCTTCTATGAGGGGAAGAGCTGGTCAGGTTATTGGACAGGGATTTTCTGGAAAGAAAGTTCAATTGGGAGTGAAGATGTCCAAGACTGTTAAGAAAGTAGGATCTCTTAATTTAAAGACTCTAATAGAAGAAGATAAGGTTTATTTTAATGATTATGATATTATATCAGAATTAACTACTTTTATATCTAAACACAATTCTTTTGAAGCTGAAGAGGGATGTAATGATGATTTGGCTATGTGTTTGGTAATTTATGCATGGTTAGTTGCACAGGATTATTTTAAAGAGCTTACAGATCAAGATGTAAGGAAAAGACTATACGAAGAACAGAAGCATCAGATAGAACAGGACATGGCACCATTTGGGTTTATGTCTGATGGATTAGATGACGAAGGTAGTTTTGTGGATAAAGATGGAGATAGATGGCATACTGATGAATATGGAGATAGATCTTACATGTGGGATTACATGTAAATGGGTATTTTAATAAATATTTCTTAGATAAATGAGACTTTTTTAGAGGGAGAAAAACATGGCGACTCCGCAATTATCTCCAGGCGTGCTGATCAGGGAAGTTGATCTGACCGTCGGAAGAGCAGAGAACGTATTAGANAATATTGGTGCCATTGCCGGGCCCTTTAGAATAGGACCGGTTGATGAGCCTACCAGTATTGCTACGGAGAGAGAATTAATTACCACATTTGGTAAGCCACTAAGTACTGATAGACAATACGAATATTGGCTGACGGCATCTTCATATTTGTCGTATGGGGGTATTCTTAAAGTTTGTAGAACTGATGGTAATAACCTCAACAATGCTAACGCATCTGTTGGTTATGCCGCTACTACATCCTTGAANATTAAGAATCAGGATGATTATGAGGCCAATTTTAGTGAGGCCACTACTTGGTATTGGTCAGCTAAGAACCCTGGANNATGGNCAAATACTATGAAGATCTGCTTTATTGATAATAAAGCTGATCAAACAATCGGTATTGCCACCACTAATCCAGGTGCAGCTGGTGCTGTTATTGGTTATGGTGTAACAACTGTATTGAGTAATATTTCTGTACCTGGAGCTGGTAGTACAACAGTCTTTAACGGATATCTAAAGGGTATTGTTACTGGTGTTACTACAGACGCTGCTGGTAGTAATAGTAGTTTTGATGTTAGAATTGTGGGTCGTGTGGAGACAGTTGGTGGTGGATCTACTTTACGTGATCTCGTTTACGCTGAAGCTGATCCAGGAAGATCTTTTGAATCAACTGACGCTGTTTGGTTTGTAAACAATTCTGGTATTAATACTGGTGGTGGTGGAGCTACTGGGGTTTCTGCCACAGCATCTAGCGCAGAAGACTGGTATGATAATCAGACCTTGGGTCTCACAAACACTACTATCTNTTGGAAGACCATTGCTCCAAGACCAACTACAAGTAATTTTTGTTTGAAGAGACAAGCTAAGAATGACTCCATGCATGTTGTCATTGTAGATGATACCGGTGATATTACAGGTATTCAAGGAAGTATTCTTGAGAAGCATCCTTTCCTTTCCAAGGCAAAAGATACAATAGCTGATGGAGCTGCTCCANCTAAGACTTATTATAAGTCTTTCCTTTCTACAGCTTCTGAAGAAATTTACGCTGGTAAATCTTTGGCTTCTGCAGCTGACAGTTTTTGGAATACTGAACCAATTTCTTCAGGTTTCTCAACAGACTTTACTCCTGTTACTACTGGTGATGGTCTTTGGGGACAAGCAGCACAGGGAATTACTTTCAGTAGTATTGGACAAAAGACTTATAGTCTTACATTAGGTGCTGACTATTCAGCTTCTGGTGGAATGTCTGCTAGTTTGGGCAGTCTTCTTACTTCCTATAGGAAATTTGCTGTTAGAGATGAAGTTGAAGTTGATTATCTATTGATGGGTCCTGGTCTTGTAAATCAAGATCAATCTCAAGCCAAAGCAAACCTTCTAATTTCTCTCTGTGAGTCTAGAAAGGATTGTATGGCTGTTATTTCACCACATAGAGCTAATCTGGTTGGTGAAACTAACACTACAACTCAGACTAATAATCTCTTAAAATTCTATAGTCCACTGACATCCACTTCCTACGCAGTATTTGATACTGGTTGGAAGTATATGTATGATAGATTCAATAATGAGTTCCGTTGGATTCCTACTAATGGAGACGTTGCTGGATTGATGGTAAGGACTTCTATTGAACAGTATCCTTGGTTCTCACCAGCTGGACAACAAAGAGGAAACATCAATTTTGCTATTAAGATGGCTTATGAGCCAACTAAAGCGCAAAGAGATGTTCTTTATTCAGCTAGAATTAACTCTATTATTAATCAGAAGGGCGCTGGAATTATTCTCTTTGGAGATAAGACAGGTTTAGGATACTCTTCAGCCTTTGATAGGATTAACGTAAGAAGATTGTTCCTAACAGTGGAACAGGCTCTAGAAGGAGCCGCTAACGCTCAATTATTCGAATTGAATGATAATAATACAAGAGCTAACTTTGTGAATATTGTTGAACCATATCTTCGTGATGTACAAGCTAAGAGAGGTGTTTATGACTTCCTCGTAGTTTGTGATGAGTCCAATAATACTCCTGATGTTATTGATAATAATGAATTTAGGGCTGATATTTACTTGAAGCCAACTAAATCTATCAACTATGTAACTTTGACTTTCGTAGCCACAAGGACAGGTGTTGACTTCTCTGAAGTCGTTGGAACTGTTTAATCTAATTATTCAATAATACAAGGAGGATTTAAAAACAATGGCTAGTATTCCAACCAAAAAAATTAGTGATTTTAAAGCAGCTTTAGTTGGAGGCGGTGCCCGCCCCAATCTATTTGAAGTGGCTATTCCATCATTTCCAACGCCAATCACTAATGATTGGCAAGGTTTAAATGATGACCTACAGTTCTTATGTAAAGCTGCGTCACTTCCAGCTTCATCGATGGCAGAGATTCCAGTTCCCTTTAGAGGAAGAATTCTAAAGGTAGCTGGAGACAGAACTTTCGCCGATTGGACTATTACAATAATTAATGATGAAAACTTTCAATTGAGGACAGCATTTGAGAAGTGGATGAATCTGATGAGTAACTTGGAAGATGCCACAGGTGTTACTAGTCCTGCGTCTTATATGGTTAATGCTTTTGTTACCCAATTGGGTAGAGGAAAGAAGGCACATCAATCAGATCAAGAGTATGGTGAATCATCTGATCTGAGAATTTATAAGTTGTTTAGTATCTTCCCAACAGAGGTAAGTGCTATTGACCTAAGTTATGAAACTACAGATACTGTAGAACAGTTTGATGTAACATTCCAGGTTCAATGGTTCGAAATTGCTAATTCTCTACAGTCTGGTCAAGGAGCTGGTGGATCTAAGGTTATTAAAACACCTACTGCAAAGGCGGTTAGTAACAGTACCTTCACTAAGGGACCATAATTACTAATAATTGATGAACTAAATACTAAGAGGTAATAATCTTAGAATATATTGATATGACTGCCAGATTATTTGGTTTCTCAATTGAGGATACAGAAAAAACCCCTTCCGGTGTAGTATCTCCGGTCCCTCCTAACAATCAGGATGGATCGGAACACTATATCAGTAGTGGGTTTTTTGGTTCTTATGTAGATATTGAAGGTGTCTATAGAACCGAGAATGATTTAATAAGAAGATATCGTTCTATGTCACTTTATCCTGAATGCGACAGTGCTATTGAGGATATTGTAAATGAAGCTATTGTAACAGATACTCATGATACTCCTATAGAAATAGAACTTTCAAATCTCAAGGCCAGTGATGGTATTAAAGAGAAGATTAGAGAAGAATTTAAGTTTGTTTGTGAGCTTTTAGATTTTGATAAAAAAGCTCATGAGATTTTTAGAAATTGGTATATTGATGGTAGATTATATTATAATAAAGTAATTGATCAAAAAGCTCCACATGAAGGAATTCAAGAATTAAGGTACATTGATGCATCTAAGATGCGTTATGTACGTCAATTGAAGAAAAATAAGAATGGTAATGGGAATCAGCCTCAGTGGGCTCAAGAACAAAATCCAGCATCGGTTTATGATTTTCCAGATGTAGAGGAATATTTTGTTTATACTCCTGGAAGTTATGATAAGGTTGGAAATGCTAATACTTATGGTGGAGGAGCACAAAATCCCCAAAAAGGGGTAAAAATGACTCGTGATTCTGTCACTTATTGTACTTCAGGTCTTGTAGATAGAAATAAAGGTACTACCCTCTCTTGGTTACATAAAGCTAT